ACAAACGTCATACATGGCGTTGTGAAAGATTTTTGTTGCTGGTGTAGATAATACTCCTTGAAACCATTTCAAGACCTTTTTACGATCCATGTTACCGCCACCTTCGTGAGCAATTGGATAATAACCAGACCATCCTTTAACAGCTACAGCTACTCCCGTAATATCTCCTCTATTAGTAACAGAGCCTGAACCCATTTTAATTAAGTCAGGATCTTTGGTTTCTAAGTCTATAGCTATTTCATCATGCTTAGATAAATCTGGAAATTCTGTTGGTGGTAGCCACTCAGTTTGTGGTTTAAATAAAGGAATTTGCATTACTTATCTTCCTTTTTTTGGTGAAATACTTCATACCAAGTATTACATTCATCACAGTTATACATACTTACAATATTGTGTTCTGAATCTGGGTGAATATCTTCAGTGTCAAAATCATTATTCCATCTTACTTCTGCATTACAATAAAAACACTTCATTTAACTATGCCCCATGAATTTTTCTTTTCTTTTTTTATATCTTTCACTTCTTCAGGATAGTCTCTATCAATCGCCATGTCAATATAATGTTTTGCTTTTAACAAATCTTGTTTTTGATTTTTTTGTTTGTGACGACATAAATATTTAATTGCGTTGCCTTCGGCAAATGGAATATTATTTTTATTTATAAATTCTGATGGTTGAATGACCATGCTCTGATAGTGGGTCCCTCCTACCTGCTTTTTGTATATATCGCTCATACATCCCCCATTGGAAATGCTTTATTTTCATCTTTAGGTCTTACTACATGTAAATGCTCTTTTGCTCTAGTTGCACCCACATAAAATAATCTATTTTCATCATCACGATTTCTTTCATAAGATTTCTGAGTATTCATGGTGAGGTCTGGTAATATAACTACATTATCTTCTTCTCCACCTTTAACACTATGAATAGTAGATAATTTAATTCGTGGCTCTTTATTTAATTCTTCTCCATTAGCTCTCATTTTTCTAATGTATGTAATTCTTTTTGAACCAGCATTGTCAAAACATTCATACCAAGTATTTTTAGTATTAAGACCGTGTCCTTGTGTTAATTGATCTATTCCATAGAATGATTCTTTAGATAATGATTTTAATTTATTTTTTTCCCAATTAGCTGGACTCATATATTGAGATATATTCATAATATCCTTATAATGTAGTAACTGTCCTCTTCTTAAATGCTCCCAGTTGAGAGCTGCTTCTTGAATGCTTTTTTCATAGGACTTATTAAATCTGTCTTCAAAATATAATCCTTTTTCTTTTAGTACATCTTCTAAAGCTTTTAATTGATATCTTGTTCTAGTTAATACTAACCAATTTCCTTTATTCATATTAATATCTTCAAAATTCCAATACTTGCTAATTGCTCCCTCATGTGATTTTGGTTTCCATTCTTTGTGTAATCGGTTGGAGACTCTTTCTATAATCTTCATAGCATAATCATGAATTTTTTTAGGAATCCTGACTGATTGAGTCAGGTTTAATAGTTTTCCTTTTTGTGTAATAAAAGAATCCACATCCGCTCCTGCCCATCTAAATATTGCCTGGTCATCATCTCCTGCAATAAAAGAATCTTGTGTATTAAAACTACCTACCATATCCCATTGCATTCGAGATAAGTCTTGTGCTTCATCAACAAACACTACTTCAAACTTAGGAGATTTATCTGATTTAACAAAATCTAATATCATGTCGTTGTAATCTATAAGTCCATATTCTTTTTTGTATCTGTCTAGTTCATTAGCTATAATAATAAGTTTGTCATATTCTAATTTTTGAGTATGTTCTTTTAAATTGAATTGTTGGTCTAATGAAATGTTTCTTAATTTTGCAAGATTAATAATTCTTAAGTAATCACTTTTTGTAGTAAATAAACCAGTTTCTTCATCATCATAATCATTATAATCTATAGGTATTTGAATCTTTTTCCCTAAATCTTCATAATGTCTACGTTGCATAACATTTTCTTTATTAATTCCTAAACGTCTAAATGCTAGTGAGTGTAATGTTCTAAAATATGGAAGATCATCTTCTGTTAAATTAAATTTTTTAACAGCTCTATCTCTTGCTTCGTTTGCT